TTCCGTTATCTCCGAAAAATTCACTAAAGTTAAGTTTAAGAAAATCAAAATTTTCTTTTTTAACAATTTGAAGTGTTTTACTATATAAATTTGGAACATATCTGTTAAAACCATTTCTACATACTTGACCTTCATTTGGATAAAAAAACATATCATCTTCGAAGAATAAATAATAATCCAAATCGGTTTCATTTTGAAAATGTTCTGCAATCCATTGACGACCTCCACAAATACCCAAATTATCTTTTTTAATATGTTCAAAACCATATTCCTTACAAAGTTGAGAATATTCCTCATATGTCGATTCATCCGAAGAATTATCCAATAAAAATTTCGTTGGTTTATTAAGATAATCTTTATCATACTCAATCATTGATTTGATTAATGTTTTGAACTGATTTGGGCTATTGAATGTTATGACATATAATCCAACCTTATTTGGGTCTAAATCATTAACCACAACTTCTTTAGAACTTTCTGATTTAGGTGTTAAACTATCATTCTTCAAATCCTCAAAAAACTTACCAAATAAACCATTTGATTCTATCTCAAAATAATTTATTAAGTCGGAATGAGTATAACACATGATACTGAAGATAGATTCTTCAGTTCCCATATATCCTTCACTCAAAGTGTTTTTTAGTAAATTATAATAAATTCCATTCATGTCACTTATGGTGTGTTTCGGACCGCCAAAAAATCCTCCTCTCGCAACTTTATTAACTTGCGAACCAGCAATCGAATTTAATTTATTGAATTCGAATCCATGAATTTCATTATTTGCTTCATATGGGAAACATACGAATGAGAATTTTGAGATGTATTTAGGTAATTTTTCTAATACCTTATCGTGTGTAAAATAACCAGGATGGACAGTATTAGTTAATCCTGCATCAATCCAAAACATCATCTCTGAATTAAATTGGTCCATAATTCTTGCGTCATTTAGTAAAAACATTTTAGACATCACCAAAGGATTATACATGTCCAATTTTGCTTGAGTTGATTCGGGTAACCATCCTGCAAGATTGTACCATTCAGGATTATTTCTTATTTCTTGAATTTTACCATAGAATTCATTATTTCTAAACCAATCTTGACTACGAGTAATAAATTGAGTATTTGATTTGTCCCTTCTCTCAAAGACAAATGATTCTAATTCAGAATCACCAAATATTATCATTGGATTGTCAACCTGTAAAAGTTGTTCAAATTTATCCAAATAATGTTGAAATGAACGAGACCACCCTTCGGTAAGTTCGTCTCTTTTAATATTCCAAAGTCCTGTTACTAATGTTATTCCCATAAATTATGATTTTATTTTACAAACCCAAACCACCGATTCAAAAGTGGTTCTATTATAATCTTCTAATTGATTTCTGTTACACGCATCTTTAATATCATTTTCTGATAACTCATACCAATTCCAAAGTTTTCTATTAACTGTTTCTTCAAAAGTTTTTTTATCAAAAGCATAATCGTGACCTAAAATAAAATCACCACTTTTAAGGTAGTTTGATAAAATATTAAATTCTCTAACTTTATCACCACCATCACAAAGAACTATTGTTGTTCCATCTGAAGTAATAAAATCAATAACTTCTTGAGATACCGAGGTATACCCCTCCGAAAAAATATTTTTAATTCTTACATCAATACCCATTTTACTTAATTCAGTATACCAAGTTTTTTCATGAATATCATATGTTAATACATCACATTGTATTCCTAAATTATCACAAGTATATTTTAAAAAACTAGTAAATCCCCCTAATGAAGTCCCAATTTCTAATATTCTTTTAGGTTTAACATCACTTATAAAGTTGTGAAAAACTTCAAAAGCGTTGTAGTTTTGTTGTGCACCCCAACCATTATATGTTGAAATGCTATCATTATGTTCTAAGTTACATTTTTTTGTTATTTTGTCTTCGTAAATCATGTTATAAATTTATAATTAATTTTAATAAATTGTATTCTTCAAAATATCTTTTTTTTATTTTTCTAAGATTATCGATATTATCGGAATAAATTTTTTCTGAATTTTCATTAACGTAATTGAGTAAATTTTTAATTTCTTCAATATTGTTAATATCGTTTATTAAAATATATCCACCTTCAGGATATATTTCTTTTATGTTTTTACACCCAAAATAAATTGGAATTGTATCTGTTAAAACACAATCATAAAACTTTTCAGTAATCCAATTGTTTGTATGTCCATTCTCAATTGCAAGGTTAAATCGGTAGTTAACTAACGCGTCTTTTCTTTGAGGACTACTACTACCTCCACTATAACAATCAATTATTAAGGTTTCATCAACCATGTTTGATACATTAAATCTTTGAGGATAAAGACAAGTTTCACCGTAATCCACATTTAATTTAGTTACAGATGATGATATATTTTTATTTTTAATAAAATTTTTATTAGATAAATTATCAAAACACCAAAAATCTAATTTATCAACCCAAGGACCTCTGCCACCATAAAATGTGTGAGATACTGTTTCAATACAATCTCCATTATATTGGTTTTTATCAAATCCTAAAATGATTGTTCCTTTATTACAACTCTTTTGATGTGACCCACTCCAAAAAGGTTCGTGAGGTAATATATAAGATTTTGTGTTTTTTCTTAACTCTAAATTAACATAATTAAAAAACACAACAATATCATATGAATCGTCATAAACAAACTCAACATTAGATAAATCAATCTCAGGAGTTTTAAATTGTTTTAACAACCTCTCGGTTAAATTTTCTGATGTATCATAACCCGCAGATACCCTAATTTTTTTCATACTTAATTTAAAAGTTTATTAAATTTTTCCATAACAATTTCAGGTGAAAATTGTAAATATGGTTGGTAATAATCATTATATTTTATGTAATCTTTAAAGTTGTTAAAAATGTGTGAAACATCTTCAAACTTTTTATAATATATTCCTCTTTCACCCAATATTTCAATATGACTTCTTTCTCCTGATAACTCATATGTTATGATTGGTTTGTTTGCCAATGCAAATTCTGAAACCGCCAAACCAAATGTTTCACCACCACTTCTGGCATGAATCATAGCATCACATGCGTTCACAAATGCAGATTTTTCATGTAAATCATAAGTTCCATCTAAAAATATAACTGAGGGATGGTTAACAAATTTATTTATATTCATAAAAATAAATTTGATATCATTCCTTTGATTTACAACTTGGTTTATAGATTCTTTAACAAATTCAATATTAAACTCAGTTGAGCCACCGTAACAACCAAAAACAGTATCTTCTTGTTTTATGTTTAATTTTCCCCTTAAATCATATTTTGGTTCAGGTAATTTTTCACAGATATGAGGAAGAGAATGAGTTTCAACCGGATATCCTTGGTCTTTACATAACCAATCCGAAACATATACATACTTAAATCCGTGTGGTTGATTATGTCTAAAAACAACATGAACTATTGTTGGTATGGTATCGACACAATACCCATCAATATTACCCCCTTTAATTACATATAGGTAATCAAAATCGTTTTCTTTTAGATAATTATGATAATCCCCAAAATGAAGTAAATTAACTTCAAATCGTTCTTGAAATTTTTCTAATGATTCTAAGTCCCCGTTCGGAGAACTAAATATAACACTTTTATTACCTAAAATTTCTTCGTTATATTTTGCGTAAGTAAATAATGCAATTTCAGTCCCTCTTAAGGATAATTGGTTCGCATGGAATGCTATTTTTTTCATTTAGTAATTTAAAATTCTTGAATTATTTTTTCAGTAACATAATTTTCTAAATTATGGTTTAAATCATTACTGTCTGTCAAAGGTTTAATCCATTGAGAGTTCTTACTTATAAATTCGTTTAAGTTATCTTTATGGACACAAACATGGTCTGATGGATAATGGTAGTCCAACAAATATATGTAGTATCCAAAACCCCTTAACATCTCAAATAGTTCTGTAACATCATAACCAAATTTTTTAAGTTGGTGGTTTTCCATTTCAACAATAATAATTGGTTTACTATTTTTGATAGTATTTTTTGCGCCAATTAAGACATATTTTTCATACCCTTGAACATCTATTTTGATAAAATCAACCTTAGAAATTTCTAAGGAGTCTAAAGTTTTTATTTCAATCTTTTCTCCTCCAATACCTACACTTAAATCTCCTATGTTTACACTTACACTATCGTATTTAATTGGACTCATTTCTTTATCTTCGTTAACATCACCTAAACCGCAATTAAATAATTTAATGTTTGATATGTTGTTTTCGGTTATGTTCATTTTTTGAACATCATGTATGTATTTTTGAGGTTCAAAACTATAAACCAATTTACAAAATAATGAACTTTTAATTGAATGCCATCCATAATTACTACCCACATCAACAAACACAGAATCTAAAGTAAAATTACGTTTTAATAATGTTGTTATATGAGGTTCCCAAGATTTACTATTATTTATGCTAACCCCAACCCAATCATTTGGTAAGGTGTTTATAGTAAAATTATCTATTTTAGTTTTTAAAGTATCCATATTTTATATTTTAACTTTTTCCCAATTATTATGGTTAAACCCAACTTTTAAAACTTCTTGTGAGGTACCCCATCCCATTTCACCAACATTATAACCAGCAAGAAATGCTGATACACCAATTTCAAACGCTTCCATATCAAAAGTAATTGGATGTATAGGGTCTTGAGTTTCAAATTGAGTACAAAGTGTTTCAAATTCACGACACATTACCTCCATTTTTTCATTGTTTTTCATAAACAAAACGTGTTCACTTGGAAAACATGCCCCTCTCCATTCTGGTTTGATACCATAAAATCTAAATTTCGCATCAAATAAATAATTTTTATTATTTGAAATACCGTCATGATATTGGGTTTCAGATTCTATGTAAGTTGCGTTGGTTCTAAGAGCTAACATATCATAACCAATAGATTCCCACCTATCAATTTGTTCTTCTAATTTTTGAATATCAATTTCAGATATTAGACCAGCGTCACAATCAAGATATAATACCCAATCATATTTTTTATCAATACCCTTAATCGCATTAAACTTTAATAATTGATTAAATGCTCCGACATGGGTTTTATGGTTCTCTAATTTTTCGTGTCTTATTGTTACTCTTTCATTATTTAACCCAATAACATCACTAAAGTTATCAATATTGTTTGTGTTCACTAAAACATCGTATGGAGTTTTAGTTAATACATCATCCACTAATCTTTTGGCGAATGTTGCGTAAATTTCTGAACCTTGTTTAGTGTTGTTTACAAATGAAATTGTTGATACTAGTATATTTCTCATAATTTAAGACCATCTTGGATGGTAATATGTTGTTTGTTTATTTGTTATTCTATAATAGTTGTTGGTAATTAAATAAGAGTATATTCTCTTTTCAAATGAGTCACCCGCGTATTCCGGATAATGTAAATTAGCCAAAGGACTTTGAGTGTTATAAATTCTTTCTTTAAAGATATTAGATTCAATTAAAAAACATTGGTCAGAAAATCCTCTTCCATACCACCAATTCTCATTCTTTAATTGAGAATTGAGTTCCAATTCTTGTCTCTCAGCATTTACAACATCATTGTTCCACAAAGGATTAACTACTTTAATATCAGGATTTGAGGATAACATTTCAACACCATCGGAAATCCAATTATTATTGGTTTTTTCAACTAACGAATCCGCAGTCAGATAAATCATATATTTTGTATCACAAAGATAAACAGATAATAATGGGGATATTGAGTACCAATAACCTCCATTAAATGAATCTTTCTGTATCTCAAAATGAGATAAAACTTCATCCGAATAATCATCCGTAAAATAATAACCATCAATAATGTTTTTTGAAACCAAATACTTAACCGATTCTTCAACAATCTCACGATTATTTACGTTGGTTATAATCAATATCTTCTTATCAAAATTGTAATTTAGATTTTCAAGTTTTTTCTCTAAACCTCCTTGATTAATTATTATATTCCAATCACCCTCCCAACATTGAGTGAAAAATGTAATATCACTCATTAACTTACAGTATTATGTGTTAATTGTCCTGTGATTCTATCACACCATCCTTTTGATTCTGAGTAAGGCCAAACAACCCAATGTGATGGTAATTCATCTGTTTGGAATTCTCTCCAAACTTTACAATAATTATCAGGGTCTCTCATAAAACCCGCAATTTCATTTTTGTCAGCATCTTTACGGAATAAAGTCTTATCGTCTTTGCCGTGGAATGCAACAACCCAAAAATCATAATCTTTTTCAGGAACTTGGGAGTATCCAATATCAATACAATGTTTGAACATCATACAGAAACTATCTCTCCACTCTTGTTCTGTTTCAAAATTATATGGATTTGGTGGATAGTTTTTATCTAAAGTATATTTGTCAATTGCTCTTTTTGAAAATAGAATACCTGCATATTTTTCATAATCAGTTAAACTTCTAACAGGACCAAAACCATAAGGACCATCGTGGCCTTCTTGAGTTTCGCCATCCATACCAAATAGTTTTCTATTTGTTAAGTGTGAGTGGTTATTCTTATCCCCCCAAGTTTTATCATCATCCCATTGTTTTGTTCTACCCTTACGAGTATATTCGTGATAAACAACAGGAATCTGTGGGTGGAATA